CTGCCCAAGGCAGTGGACATATAGATGCCAACCTCACCGCAGGTACGACTTATTACGTTGTTTCAAAAACAGCAACAACAATTGACGTATCAGCATCAGCCGGCGGTACTGCCATAACTCTCGCGGGTGACGGTGGTACAGGTAGTGCAGATTCATCCAATACCAGTGTCAACCACATCAAGATTGACTACGCGGAATTTGCTGCAATCTGTCAGGTGAAATCCTTCTCCATTGATTTATCAAGGGAAGAGATTGATACCACAGTTTTACCTTGCGCTGTTAACACCACAGGTTCACTAGCTTCATTTAGAACAATGCAAGCTGGCTTTGCCTCTGGATCAGGTTCAATGGAAGTCCAGTTTACTGATGACCAAACTAATCTTGCTAACCGTTTACTCGGTAATAGCATGAGAAGGAATCAGGACGGCGCAGAAGTACGTTTGTTTATCAACACTGTTGGTACAACTGCTGACCCAAGCCTTTCCGATAGCCTTTACATTCAAGCCCCTATCTCAATCATGGGATTTAGCTTGAATGTCACACCCGAAGACGTAATTATCGGTTCATTAACCTTTAGTCTTTCAGGGCAACCTACTCATTTACTTGGTAACTAAACTAAGTTAGGAATGTTCACAAGCCTCCTATTGTCTGCGGGAGGCTTTTTTATGCTTATAATTGGGTAACTTAATTAGGTAATTATGAGTCTGATCGACGAGCTAAAGAAAGCCGCGAATCTAAAAGCGTCAAAAAGAACTGTTGTTTTAACAAATGGCAAAACAATTGAGTTTTATTGCACACCATTAACGATGGCTGAACGCGAAAAAGCACAAGCTCAAGCAAAGAATCCCGAAGACACCAATACACTTGCCCTTCAACTTTTGGTTAACAAGGCCCAAACTAAGACAGGAGAGAAGTGCTTTAACGTCAGTCATATTGCAGAGTTAAAGCATTTATGTAAAGAACAGGATGTCCAAGCCCTCATGCTTGCCGTAATCAGTGAGTCTGACGAAGAGGAGGCACCAACCGACATGAAAAGAACTAGAAAAGCAGCTACGGAAGGATAATTTTATGATGCTTTCCTTCGGAGTAGCGAAGGAATTAGGCATGACAGTTCAACAGCTATATCAAAACATCACTCTTCAAGAGTTATTAGCTTGGTCTGCATATTTTTCAATCATCAATCAAGAGCAAGAGGAAGCTATGAAAAAGGCTAGACGACGCTAAAGTATGGAAACAACCTAGTTGAGTTAGACCGTTGGCAATTTACGCAGCCGATATACGAATAGGAGTCGTTAACAAGAACGTCCTTACCGGCCTAAATAAATTATTAAATACGTCATTAAGTATTAGTAAACGTCTAAACCGAGAATTATCAAAACTCGGTAAGGTCAATAAAATAAGGATTGACAATAAGCAAGCATTAGCAAGTTTAGATGCAATACAAAAAAGAATAAACAAGATTAACTCCACACCAATTGCACCGAGAACTAGAGGTCGTGGGGGTGGTGGTGGATCAGGCGGTGGTGCTGAAGGAGGCGGGTTAAGAGGTTCCGCCATGCGGGCGGCTACTGCGTCGGCAGCCCTTATACCCGGTATCTCTCCCTTGGCTGTTGGTGCGGGTGCGGGTGCTTTGGGTGGTCAAGGTCTCGCGGGTGCTGCTGTAGGTGTTGGAGTAGCCGGCGGTGTTCAAGCGGCTGTAGCAACTGCCCAATTTGCTAATCAATCAGCTATTGCAGCAGCCGAAGTAAAGAAGATGCAAGTAGCTTTAAAAGGAGTTACACCGGATTATGAAGCTTATTCAACAGCCTTAGATAATGTAAAAACTTTATCCGATAAATATGCAATTAGCCAGAGAAATACGCTTACTAATTTTACTAAATTACAAGCATCTGCATCGGCTAGTGGTTTCTCAGTAGACGAAGTAACTAAAGCGTACGAAGGTTTAACAGCAGGTACAATCGCAACCGGTGGTAATCAAGAAAAATTAAACGGAATTATGCTTGCCGCAAGTCAAGTATTTGCAAAAGGCAAGGTAGCAGCCGAAGAAATTAGGGGTCAAATTTCAGAAAGATTACCCGGTGCAATGGCTGTATTTGCAGACTCTATGGGTATTTCTGGTAAAGCATTAGACAAGCTATTACAGGAAGGAAAAGTAACAATGCAAGACTTCCTTAAGTTTACACAACATCTAGGAAAAATACATAAAGATACAGCGGCAAAGATGGTAAAAGATAGTTCAAACGCTGGTCAAAGATTATCAAAAGAATGGGATGATTTAATGATAAATATGGGTACAGTATTTCAACCAATTGGGGCTGCTATACAAGATACTTTAACTTCTATAATTTCAGAAATAAATACAGTTTCAGAGAAACTAATAAAATTATTGGGTCTTACTAATCAAACTAAAATAGCAAACTTAAAGGAAGATAAAGCTGCTATTGACGCAAGAATAGATTCACTAAAAAATAAAACAGAAATGCCTTCTACTAAGGGTGCTTTTAGGCGTTTTATGGGTAACGCTTTTGAAGGTTTAAAGAATTTAGGAAGTTCTGGAAGTCAGTTTTCGGCAAGTCCTTCAATTAGTGCTGATCAGATTGCTAATAGTCAAGCACAAATAAATAGAGGAGGTTTACCTCCTAAATTACTTGAACCCACTAATAAAGATAATCTTTTGGCTGCTCTTGAAAGTGAGTCAAAGGCTAAACAGAAGGCAATAGACGCCTTAATAGGTAAGAAGAAAGAAGAGAATAAGCAGACAGAATTAGCAAATGAACTAGATAAAGCAAAATTAGCGAAGTGGAATGACATCAAGAGCCGATTAGAATTAGATATTAAATTTCAAAAAGACAAGATAGCATTAGGTGAAAGAGAAGCTGAGATTCAACGTCAATTAGGGGAGATAAAACTTCAATTTCCAGAGCAAAACTTAGACGAAATTGAAAAGCTTATAAGAGGCTTAGATAAAGTTGAGAACAAAACATTATCTTTAAATGAAGCTTTTAATGTTTTAGGAAGAGAAGCGGCAGATCGTTTAAAAGAAGTAGCAAGTCCTTTAAATCAACTAAGAACAATAACTGAAGCCTTTGAAGATTCATTCTCAAATGCAATTAGAGAAGTAGTCAGAGGAACGAAGAGTATTGGCGACGCTGTTGCTTCAATGCTCAACCGTATAGCTGACGCATTTATACAGAACGCGGCAGACATGGCAGCGGCAGCGGCTAGCAATGCGTTAATGAAATTTATTGGTAACGCTCTCTTTTCCAATGTCGGTAATCAATATGCAGGTAGAGGAACACAGGGTACAGACTTTAAAGGACTTGACTTTGATGATCCCGCAGCCGGAAATTATGGCCTTGGATACAAAACTTTCGCTACTGGCGGCTACGTCAACCGTCCTACTAACGCGATTGTGGGAGAAGGTGGTGAAGGTGAATACATTATTCCTGAATCTAAGCTTGCCTCTAGTCTTTCCAGATTCCAAGCGGGTCATCGTGGTAGTGCAGTAGTTCCGGGTGGTGTTGGTAACTCAGGCGGTTCAGGTGGTGGGTCTGGGGAAGTAACAGTTAATTACACCGGTCCTACTCTTAACTTCAATGGTGATGAGTACGTACCTCGTTCGGCTGTTCCACAAATTATTAATAGTGCAGCGATGGCCGGAGCAACAGCGGGTCGTGCTAACACAATGAAAGACCTAAAAAATTCACGTAGTCAGAGATCGAGGTTAGGTTTATGACCGTTATTGCTTTAACCAACTTCCTCACAATTACAGATGTAAATGGAGGTGTTCAGCATCAATTTCAAAATGGTTTATATGATGGGCTGATTTCAAGTTCTGACAAGCTACCTGAAACCTCACCATATAAGTATTTAAGTTTTATCTACCAAGGTGCGGCGAAGAATCGTAATGGAGATAACTTAGAAGCTTCAATCATGCTTGCTAATACCGGTTCTAGGGAAGGTGCAACAGGTCAAGCAAATAAGTTGTCAATGAATTACGCGAAGGAAGCGGTGGAATATAAATGGCATTTACAAGTAACTACGTGTTTGATGAATGCGACATTTGATTCAATTCAAACTGTATTAACAGATGAGAAATGGTTAGCAGCAACAATGAGTTATGACTCAGAAACGATTGAGTTAATTTTAAGTTCTGCGATAGATGCGGTTGGAGCTAATGCTCCGACTCGGGTATTGACCTCAAGGCAAGTTGGATATTTACCTGTTACTGGTTCAGTGCAAAATCGTTGAAGCCTTATTTATTACTTGGTTTTCCTTATCGTTTAGGGGCAGAGCCTAAGAAGCATGGTGCGGCAGATTGTTTATCTTTAGCGAGAGAAGTTGTTGAGTATTACGGGTATTCGCTACCACCGGCGCAACGTGATTGGTATCGAAGGTTAAGAAGAAAAGATTACAGCGTGTTTTCTGAGGAGTTAAATCGGTGGGGAATCGAATCAACCCCTAAACTAGGAGCAATAGCCTTATGTGAATCCAATTACGGTTTAGGTTTGGCATCTTATTTTTCTGAGGGATGGCTGAGTTTCCAAGACAGATTAGGCAAGTCGGTGGTGGCATGGAGTCCTATCGAAGCCCTCTCGGTCCACGGCGTTTACTTCCAGCGGAAGCCGAACTCTGCAACGCTTTAGGTATTGAGGAGTCTGATTATTGGCAGTTTGTTGACTTAATTCAGTTACACAGACCAACTCGACCTAGTGAATATGACCGCATCCCCAATATCGTTAATGATCCTGTCACCCTTACAGGTTTTACTTGGACGCAGTTAGCGGTCAATCTTGCCATTGGTGTTGCAATTAGTTACGTCGCGTATTTACTAACACCAAAGCCACGCCAGCAAACACCGGGTACAAACTTACGTACTGATGATGCTTATGGTTCTCGCGCTTACGCTCCGCAACATGGATTTAATACTGTCCAAGAGTTAGCAACATTAGGTGCAATTATTCCTCTGATTTACACCAAGCAAGAGGGATCAGGTGATAACACAACCGGTGGGGTACGTGTTAACGCTCAACTTCTTTGGTCACAGTTAATTAGTCTTGGCAGATCACAGCAGTTAAAAGCTTTAGCTCTTTTCTCTCATGGTCAGATTGCACTTAAACCTGAGTTTGCTGGTTATGCGATTGGTGATTTATTGATCGAGAACTACAACAAATCTAAGGTTGCTTTGTATTTCAGAGAGGGAACTGATGTTAACGACAATCGAATTACTACCGGTGATAAGTATGGGGAAGGCACGTTACCTGAATCACCTTTTAGTGATATAGGCGGTCAAACAGATCCATTTTCTGTTGAATTCCCTGTCAACTTAGGGGGTGAGCCATCTAAGAAAGCATTTAGCGGAACTGCTAACCCAACAACTCAGGCAATCTTTGGTCTATATAGCCCAATGCCTAACGGGTCGCAGTACAAACTTCCTTATGAGTTCATCATGGAACTTAGGGGAATGACGCAATCAACAATTCTCGATACCTATAAAAAGATGAGGAAGGTAAGTGCATGTTGGCCTACAAGAGCCGCACTTATTGAAGTCGAGGGTCAGAGAGGCAGGCAACTAAATAGAAATGTGTCTATTGGAGATGAATTGCTCTATGAAATATTTGCTTCCGGTAGTCAGGGGGAACAACAAAACGAAGAGGCTTATGAACCTTGGCAGGTAGAAGATGTTAAATCAGCCGTTCAAACAATCCGCGAGACAGCAGACCAAAACTTAGCTTTAGGTGAGTCTTACATGATTGGTACTGCAATTTGCAGATTATCTAGGATAGCTAGCAACCCTAATAGCCCCGGTAAAACATGGGAAGTAGGAATCACAAAAATCTATTATTTTAAAGTTGTAGAAGCGGGTGTTTTAGATGTCATTGATATGCCCGGCCATCTCGCTAACCCAGTTTGGAGTGGAGCGCAAAAGACAACATCAGAGGGAGATATCTATATAGATCAGCAACGCAATAATCTTTCGACTCCTTACGACACCTATATGCTTCAACGGCTAGCAATAGCGACAGTATCTAATACCCGTGAATGTGATGTTACTGAAATAGGTATCAAGTCAAAAGTTAATAAATCAATCAGTTTCCAAAACGTTAACAGCCAACCAGATGCGGAAACCATTCAAAAATATTGGAATGATCGTGCTTCTATCAGTCTTGGAAATATTCAACGCAATATCTCTCGTTTTAGCTTTTTTAAATTACAGGCAAGATTAGCTGGCTCAAACAACGCATGGATTA